AGGGGGGGGTACTCTCCGAGATAATTTTTAAAAAAATTAAAAACATTTAAAAACATAAGTCTATTAGTACGGGTATAACGGAGGAACGAATACAAACGATAACCTATGGGAAAGAGGTACACAAAGGAGGATAAGGAGTGGAGCGAACAAGTACGAGAACGGGACCGAAAGTGTTTGATTTGTGGTGCAAAGGACAAGAGACTTAACGCTCACCACTTAGTACCCCGACAATTCAAAGAGTATAGATTACGATTAGACAACGGAGTAAGCTTATGCGTAGGTTGTCATACATTCGGAGTACGATCAGCTCATAAAAACCCGATTTGGTTTACAGAGTGGCTACGTAAGAACTACAGGCTTAAGTACGTTACAGCGATAGAAAGACTTAGAATACTAGACGGAGGCGAGACATATTGAAATTGATTGTGCCGAATGGGCGTGGGATGATTGGCAAAAAGAAGTACTCGCTTGTAAAGGCAATAAAGTCATTTGTACAGGAAGGCAGGTTGGAAAAAGCACGGTTATCTCAAAGGACGCAGGAGATTATGCGATCAATAATGCTAAGAAAACTATTCTTATAATAAGCGCAGTAGAGCGACAAGCACTCCTTCTATTCGAGAAAGTACTAGGTTATATTCACGACAACCACAAGAAGTTCATAAAGAAAGGGAAGGACAAGCCAACAAAGCACACCTTAAAGCTAACAAATGGAAGCGTTATACATTGTCTCCCCACAGGTCTTAGTGGATACGGTATAAGGGGATATACTATAGATAGGTTGTATGCCGACGAGGCCGCATTTATCCCTGAAGCCGTGTGGACGGCGGTTACTCCTATGTTGGCGACGACAGGGGGAGACATTGTACTCTTAAGTACACCATTAGGACGTGAAGGCTACTTCTATCAATGTAGTACTGATCCATCTTTCACATACTTTCACGTAAGTACTGAAGAAGTAGCAAACAAGCGAAAGACAGAACAAAAAGAGCGTATGCTAGAGTATTTGAAGTTCCAAAAGGAAAGTATGAGCAAGATACAGTACGCACAGGAGTATTTAGGCGAATTTATCGACAAACTTAAGCAATTTTTTCCAGATGATCTAATAAGAAAGAGAATGAGAGCGTTAAGACCAAATAACATTCAAAAAGGAAAGGATTACTATATTGGGGTGGATATTGCGAGAATGGGAGAAGATGAAAGCAGCTTCGAGATAGTAAAGCATACAGGAGATAGACTTATTCAAGTAGAAAACCAAATTACGACTAAAACTCGCCTAACCGATACAAGTAAACACATTATAGGACTTCACGATCTTTACTCTTTCTCAAAGATCTATATAGATGATGAAGGTATCGGTATAGGCGTTTATGATAACCTTATGGACGACGACACAACAAAGCGTATAACAGTAGGGATCAACAACTCACAAAGAGCAATAGGCAAAGACAGACGAAAGAAGCTACTAAAAGAACACTTATACCACAACCTTTTAAGGCTAATGGAGCGAGGAGAGATAGACCTTCTAGACGATCCGGAGATATTCCATAGTTTAAAGAGTGTACAGTACGAATATACAACGGACACAATAGGGCGTCCGCAAATGAAAATATTCGGAAATTATACGCATATTGCGGAAGGATTGATTCGTGCGGCCTGGTGTGTAAAAGAGAAAGGCTTAAATATTTGGATTAGCACGATTAGAGTATAATGGCTACAACATTAACAGATTCAGGAGCAGTAAAGATACGAGCAGGAGCAAACGTAAGCACAGCATTAACAAACGCACAGTACGACGAACTCATAAACCAAGCAGAAAGCTACCTATCCGCAGCCTTAAGAGTGGACTTAGTAGCAGACTATTCGGGATACGACGCAAACAAACAAAAGGTAATTGATATGACAGTATCCGCATTAGCAGCCACAACCGCAATCAACTACAATATGTCCGGTTACACGAGCCGAGCAGAAGCCTTAACAATGATAAACGTAAATTGGGCTACGTATAGAGAAGGGCTTGAAATATTAAAGGAGAAGTACACTAGCGACTTTATATCAGACTAATGGCAGATCAATTACCCGTAAACTTCGCAACACCAACAGAAGGAAGTATAGCTTCTTATAATTATACAGATGTAGCCGACGGCACAGGGGTTATAGTTTTCTACGGAGCAATTACAGAGGACGACAGCGGAAGTGATTATATACTCACTACTAAAACAACACCAAGCAGAGGAATAGCCGAGAATAGATACATAAACCAAACTAACTCCCCGTATGACTTTGATTTAACAGCATTCAATTTACCAAGAACAGTAAAAGGAACAGCTACCGCACACTTTGAAATAGCAGTAGGCTCAACTAACGCAGTTACCCCAACAGTACAAGTACAGAAAGTATCTAACTCAGTTGTTACGAATGTAAGCGCAGTAATCACAGGACCAACACAGGCAACAAACGCTTATGTTTACAATATGGATATTCCCTTAACTAAAACACACTTCAAAAAAGGTGATATACTACGGGTAGTAGTTACGCATAACACAGCAGCCGATACAGATATTAACTGTGATCCAAGCGGAGAACGTTACAACGCACTACCCCTACAATTTCATATACCTTTTGACTTAGACTTATAATGGCGATACTAAACGCAAACAAATCCACAATAACCACAACCACAGTTAGAGACTACGAGGTAGACGCAAATAGCCTAGACTATAGTAGCAGCGACGGTGAAACATTTTGGGAGTTTAACGAAGCCACAAATAACTTCGGATACTATTTCTCAATACCCGAACTTAAGAAGGCTATTGATATTCTAGCAACGTGGACAGCAGGTAAAGGTTGGGAAGCCTCGTCCGAATTAAGTAAGGTAGAGTTAGAGCATTTATCCGGTTGGGGAGAGGATACATTCCAGTCTATCCTGTGGAACTTAATTGTAACCAAGAAGATTGTAGGAGACGCCTTCGCAGAAATTATAAGAAATAAGGGAGGAGACTTAATAAACCTAAAGCCTATTAGTCCGGAGAGAGTTAGGCTTGTACTAGACGGTAAAGGATTAATTAAGAGATACGACGTACGAAAGGTAAACGGAGAATACCAAGCCATACAAACCAAAGACATACTACATTTATGTAACGATAGAATAGGAGATCAAATACACGGTACGTCCGTTATAGACGCTGTTAAATGGGTTATTGACGCTAGGAACGAAGCATTAAACGACGAGCGTATGATTAAACACCGTGAACTCGCTATGGGTATACTCTACGTAGACACAGACAACGAGACTAAGATAGACAAGATTAAAGAACAATATGCCGACGCTGTAAAGAAAGGAGAGGTATTAGTATTACCAAAAGACGTAGCAGAAATAAGGGACGCAAACGTATCCCCTAGAGACCGGCTAGAGTGGATAAGATATTTAGAAGGCTTCTTCTACCAAGTAGTAGGAGTACCACGATCCTTAACAACTTCCGAAGGATTAACAGAAGCAGGGGGTAAGATAGGCTACTTAACATTTGAACCAATCTATACAAAAGAACAAACAGATCTAGAGGACGACTTATGGAACCAAATGGGACTTAAAATTAAATTTAACAGACCGGCAAGTCTAGGGGGTACAGTACAAGCAGACGAACAAGCGAACACAGGACAAGTAGCTCTCCAACCTAACGACGTAGCCGCAACATTAACACAAGAATAATGGTAGACGGACAAACATTCACTTTTGAGGATCCAAACCAACAAGCAAGAGTAGTCGCAGCAGAACAACGAGTAGAGAAAAAGAGAAAGGCTTGTGAAGCAAAAGGCGGAACGTGGAACGCTTCAACGCAAACCTGTATACTTCCACCAAAGGACGAGCCACAGACAACAGCAACCACTAAGATAACAGGAATAGGAAGGCAACTAATACCAAAGGACGAAGCAACCGGACCAACAGGAGAATTTAAAAGCACACTAGGAAAGCCTAAGGTAGCATTAGGGGGTACAGGACCCATAGAAGAGACACAAGAGGAATTTGAAGCAAGAGCAGCAGAAGATAGAGCAGCCGCAGCCGATCCAAGACAACAAGTAATATTTGACGAGTTCGGAC